GCGAGCCATATATAAGCATCGCCGCCATAAGCCGCGCCACAGGCATAAACCAGCGGCAGCTGAGCCATTACGCCAACGGCAAGCAAGTGCCGCGCCTGAGGCAAAGGGAGAAAATAATCAACGGCATACACAGCATAGGCCACAGGCTTATGACCGTTGTCTGATTTCCGGATGTCCACCTGTGGACTCGGAATATTTCACGATGTGAAGAGCTCTTTGGCCCTGCCACGCGAGAAGCGCGGCGGGGCTTTTTGTTCGCCGCAAAAAGGCGCATCCCTTGCAAGATGCGCCTTTTCCTTCGCTTTTGCGCCAATATGCCGGCACGTTTCCCTATACCGCCACAAGCTCACGCCCCACGTTCCTAATCTCTTCGAGTATCATTTCCTCGCGCTCGGCTGACGGCTTCTTCGTGCCGCTCACATACTGCGCGAAAAGGCTCTGCGACATCCTTAGCCGCCGCGCGATGGCGGAGGCGTTTATTTCGGGGTGGGCGATGAAGAGACGATACAGGGGGGTGGCGTTCTTCACGTCGAAGAAGCCCTCGAAGCTCAAGTCCTCGTCTATCTCGCGCCAGTGTATGCCGTCGTCGCTCAATGTGAAACGCTCCCGCTGCTCGGGCGTGGCGAGGCGCAGCCGCGGGTAGTCGGCTATCTTCTCGCTCGCCTCGCGTCCGTCTTCCGTCCTTATCCATACGTCGGTGTCGGTCACCCACGCCTTTGTAACCATCATTCCTTGCTTCATGCCGCCGTGCCTACTTCGTAAAGAAATTCGGGGGCGAGGTCTGCGCCGTTAGCCCACTCGATGGTCACAGGGGTCAGTCCGTATTGCACGAACTTGCCCAAATCCAAGAGTTCCCCGAACACCTCGCCCGTGAGGTAAGGCTTCAAGTCAACCTCTTTTGTCACGCCGTCGCTGAACTTCAAGCGCAGCGTGTAGTCCTTGATGTAGTCAACATCTGTTATCCGTAACATGGCTTCCTTATCTTAATGGTTCTATCTTTCCTAATTTCTCGCCCTTTTGGGCTTTCTCCCACAACGTGAGTATCTCCGCCTCGTGCAGGTCTATCCATTCATTGACCTTCGCTATCACCTTTGCGGGAGCCGTGCCGCTCACTATGCGGTCTAACACGCTGATGGAGCATTCCAGCCCGCCGTATGTGAAATGGATGTGCGGCGGGTTGTGGTCTCTCCAATAGAGGAACACGATTATTCCGAAAAACCTGCTTATCTCTGGCATGATGTCCGTTTGCTTGATTGTCTATAGTGCAAAGGTAGGTAATAAATTTATCACCTCAAAATATTTTTCGCACTTTTTTTGAAATTTTCCCCGAAAAGTTTTTGTTGATTAGTAGTAAATTTACTACCTTTGCAACGTTGAATCAATAAAACAGTGTTCTATGACAAAGGTCGTGAAAGTGAGCAAAATCCTAAAGGATTTGAAAGCCGACGGTTGGTACAAAGACCGCCAGCGGGGAAGCCACCGAGAGTTCAAGCACCCGACAAAGAAAGGCGTGGTGACGGTGAACGGCCATGAGAACGGCGACGTGTGGGGCTTCTTGCTCAAGAGCATCGAGGCGCAGTCGGGGCTGAAGTTCTAAGGGGCTTCCCCCGCCCGCTTCGGGCGTAACGACTTGAGGACGCGGGGCATTGGCGTTGGTTCATCATAGGTGGCGCAGGGGCTTCCGAAGCCACCTTTTCAAACGGAAACACTTAAACAGACAAAGATATATGGAAAAGGTTATCTTCGACACCGCAAAGACGGAAAACGGCTACAGCTGCGCCTGCCGGTTACTGCCGGGGTGGATAGTGGCGTATGACGGCGACTTCGACGGCTTCCGCGAGTACGTAAAGGAAAGCGTGGACTTCTACATTGAGGGAGCGAAGGAGGACGGCCGGGGCTGCCCCGACGTGTTCGACGGCGAGTACGAGGCTGTTTACAAGTTCGACGTTCAGTCGCTTTTGGAGTTCTACCGAGGCATCTTCTCGTTCTCGGCGTTGCAAACCATAACAGGCATCAACCAAAAGCAGCTGGCGCACTACGCCTCGGGCGTGTCGAAGCCTCGTGCGAGACAGGCGGAGAAGATAGCGGGCGGTCTGCACCGCCTCGCCAAGGAATTGCAGGTGGTCACTGTATAGGATTGATTCAACACCGTGCGGCGATGACCATGCCGCGCAGCATCAGCCCCACTGTTACCCCAACGGCGGGGCTTTTTTGTGTCCAAATGTTAAATATCCACCTTTCCCGCAATTTTTCCCCGAAAAGTTTTGGCGGTTCGGATTTTATGACTACCTTTGCACCGTCTAAAAATTCAATGCGGCACGATGCCGCTGACTCCGAAGGGTCGGCGTTTTTTGTGTCCGTACATAAGTAATTAGAAGTAATTACGATAACACTGCGCCGTGTCGGGGATGCGGAAACGCCCCCGGAGCTTTGCATTGAAGGCTTAGACAACACGTAGCGCAGTTTTTCGTTTGTCTAAAATTCAATGTAAAATGGACAATGAAATCAAGGTGTTCTCCAACACCCAGTTTGGAGAAATCCGCACCGCAACAGGTGCGAGTGGCGAACCCCTCTTCTGTCTTGCCGATGTGTGCAAGGCTCTTGGCTTACATGGTGGCGCAAAGAACGCCAAATCAAGACTTAATGAAAAGGGGGTTGTTATTATCAATACCCTTACGAATGGCGGTGAACAACAACTCAACTTCATCACCGAGCCAAATCTGTACAAGTGCATTTTCCAGTCTCGCAAGAAGGAAGCCGAGGCTTTCCAAGACTGGGTGACGGGCGAGGTGCTGCCCTCCATCCGCAGGACTGGCGGCTACATGGCGGCGAAAGCCGACGACACGCCAGAAGAAATCATGGCGCGGGCGTTGGCCATCGCCAACGAGACGCTCGCGAGGCGTGAGAACCGCATCGCCCAGCTTGAGGCGGAGAGCCGCCAGCAGCAGCGGCAGATAGAGAGCAGGGACGAGCAAATATCCCTCCAAAGGGGAGAGCTGGAGAAAGCAGCCCCGAAGGTGAGCTACTACGACGACGTGCTTCAGTCCACGAACACGATGACGACCACGCAGATTGCCAAGTCGCTCGGCATGGAGGCGCAGGGCCTCAACCGCAAGCTGAAGGAGGCGGGCGTGATATACAGCCAGTCGGGGATGTGGATGCTCATGGCTCCCTACTCGCGGTGGCAGCTGTCAGCCGTGCGCACGCAGACCTTCACGCGCTCGGACGGCTCCGTTGGCACAAGCTCCTACACGGTGTGGAACGAGCGGGGCAGGCGTTTCATCTGCGCGTTGGCGGAGAACGGCTGGAACGCGAGGAAAGCGGTCGAGCAAATCAACGGGGAGAGAAAGGAGGACGTGGCATGAATATCACAGAAATAAACAACAAGACAAGAGATTTGGGTCTGATTCTGACGGGCGGTTGGGCTGACACGGCGGACTTGGTGTCAATATTTGATGAAGTGCGTGAAACCCTCCTTGTGGCGTTCTTGGGAAACGAAGCCCTTGAAGACGAAACGATGAAAAACAACGAACTGCCAACCGCCGTGGAACTAAGCCGCATGACCTACGCTCTGCACTTGCTGAGCAACTTTTTGTCGCACAAGTGTAACGATGATGAAGCACGACAATGAAAAAATTGAGCGACATTGAAGAGAGAATAGCTGACGCTATCATAAGCGAGTGCGAGCTTGGCTGCGCTGACAACGAGCCGTACTGCACAGGCGAGATAGAGGTTAACGGACTGCTCGTAACGATAAGCGGCCACTATTGGGCTGACGGATACTGCGAAGATGACTACTATAATGGCACGGGCGCATGGGTAGCCACGGACGCAAGCGTAACCATTGACGAGATAGAAGCTTGTAATGAAGACGGTGACGAGGTATCGCTTGACATAGACGAGAGCCTTATAGAGCTTTATGTTGTGAAAGAATTAACATTTAAAAAAAAAAGATATGATACAGCGTGAATTGGTTACGATAGCCACGCTTGCGAGACAGGCGCAGATGAACTGCCAGCAAGCACAGCAAGCGTTGGACGATATGCGAAAGGCATACGAAGAGAGTTACAAGAGGGCTGCGGCGGCCATTGACGCTGCGCTCGAGGCGTTGAACAAACTGTAAAGACATACGACTATGGCACAAGAAAGAAGAAACAGCCTAAGCGAGATAATGACGCTCGCATGGCAGATGGTGAAGAGAAACGGCTACACGATGAGTGAGGCGTTAAAGACCGCATGGGCGAACATCAAGTTAAGAACGAAGATGCGCAAAGGCATCGTGAAGTTCTACTTTCAAAAAGTGGACGGCTCTTTGCGTGAAGCCTACGGCACGTTGAAAGAGAGCCTTTTGCCCGAAACGAAAGGCACAGGCAGAAAGGCAAACGAGACCTTGCAAACGTACTACGACACAGAAAAGGGCGAGTACCGCTGTTTCAAGAAAGCGAACCTTATAAAGATTGCGTGAACATGGCTACACATAACTTACATAATCACATCCTCCGGGTGTCGGGCAAGGGTCGCATCAATACGGGTGCGACCCAATTGAGGACGGCCATCGCCGCAAACGCGCTGCTATTTCTTTCGCTTGGGGCGTTGTTTGTCGCCCCTGCGATAGGTTGCCCACTCACGGCGTTGCTTGTTTATGCAAGCAAAAGAAACCGCAAATTAGGGCGATTGTGGGTGAGATATTACAAAATCATAACAACAATAGAAAACAGGCTATGAGACATTGGCGTTAAAAACAGGGCTTCATATCGCCTTTTAAAGAAAAAGTGCTATATTTGCACAATAATGAATTTATGATATAAAAACAAGTAATAAAAACCAATGTGGGGGAAGAAATTCGCTATCTTTACGGCTGTAAATCGCGGGTTGGAGCAGTTGGTTAGCTCGCTACTTTGACTTGGTAGAGGTCGCAGATTCGAGTTCTGCACCCGCAACAAAATTACATACAATGAAAGTATTAACATTACAAATCAACAAAGAGTGCTTTCACGACATTCTAAACGGTAAGCAAGACGTGGAGCACAGATACGTGTACCCGTCAAACGTGACGAAATATGTGTATTTCAAGCATAGCGGCAAGGACTATAAGCGTCAAGAGGACATACCTGACGATGATGCCGCCGTTGAAGTCGTACCAATCCAATATGATGCGCTATATTTGATTAACGGCAGACGCAAGGACGCTCCGAGGATGACGGTAGAGGTCAAAAGCGCCGAGTATGTAATATTCACCGATGAATACGGCAACGACCAGTATTTCGAGCAGGACGGGCAAGAATATTTGGTAAGTCAAGTGTGGTATCATCTTGGCAAGGTCATCAGCACAGAGAACATGAAAGCATAGTATTCACTAAAAATAAAAGCTGAGTCGCAAGAAGAATTAACAGAACAGCAGGGCCGCGCCGCAACATGAACGGCGCGGGCTTAGGCGGCAGGTTGGTCGCAGCCCGTGGCAAGCAAGCCGCACAGGGCAGAACATCGCAGTTAGGCAACAGAGACCAAAGACGTTACGACTTGAACGTGGCGTTTGGCGGGGCAGGGGGCAAATAATGAACAAGTACGCCCTCGCAATGAACATAATACGCAGTGTCAGGGAAAGCACGGACACTGCGATATTGTATTATTCGGCGGGAGGGAAAGATGGCATAGCTTTGCTGGATATGCTTTCTGGTGTGTTCGGCAAGGTGATATGCTATTATATGTATCTAATCCCCAATCTTGACCACGTGCGGCCTTACATACGTTGGGCTGAGACGCATTACGGAAATGTGGAAGTCCGTCAGATAAGGCATTTCCAACGTGATTATTATGATGCAAGCGGTTTCTTCCGTAAGCCAGACCCGTCAGTGAAACCGAGGGTGATAGGCGACATTGAAAAGGCCGTGAGGGAAGAAACGGGCATAAAGTATGGCTTCAGCGGAATGAAAGGCGTTGACGGCTACATGAAGAGGATGAGACTGAAGAAATTTGCGAAGACAGGCTACATTACAGACAAAGGCATGGCTTACCCTCTCGCATTATGGACAAACAATGAAGTTCTGCAATACATAAGGATGCGCAATTTGATAACCCCATTCGTATATGAGCAGGGAGCGATTAGTCAAGGATTCACTATAAACCTGCCCATTATGCTAAGGATGAGAAAGGATTACCCTGACGATTACAGACGTATTCTCGCGGAGTTCCCATATAGTGAGAAATTAATATTTGATTATGAAAGGAAACAAGATAAAGCAGTCTGAATGCCGCGAAATCATGCGGAGTCAGATAAATTTCGCCAACTATAATCCAAGAAAAATAACAAAAGATGCACGGAAGAAACTCAAGGCGAATCTGAAACGTGTCGGAGTTTTGGGCGGTATTGTGTGGAATGAGACAACAGGCAATCTCGTGTCAGGGCACCAAAAAGTATCTATCATTGACGAGATAAACAAATATGACGCAGCCCCTGCTAACGACTATCCTATCCGTGTGGAGGTCATACAAATGGATTTGAAGACGGAAAAAGAACAGAATCTTTTTATGAACAACCGCAACGTGCAGGGCGAGTTTGATACTGATATGCTAAGGGATATGCTTGACGGCATAGATTTTGAAAGGGCAGGATTGAATGAGCTTGATTTGGGTATGCTGGGTATCGGAGATTGTTCAGACATTGGCGGTAACAATGGCGATTGGAGTTTGAAGAATATAGAAGATGAGAATGTCATGGCATTGGCAGAACACACTAAAGGCGGTGAGGAAAACAAGAATGTTGACCGTTCTGTTAATTTTTATGATGACACTCCCGAAAACAAAGTTATAAGGCACAATGAGGTGCAGAAGATCAAAGACCGCATAGGAAAGCAAAACAACTACGAGAAAGACAATGGAATGTTGAGTTATGTTGTGTTGTCTTTCAGCTCCCCGACAGAAAGAGCAAACTTTATGGATATGTTCGGCTACAGTTTTGAGGACCGGTACATTGACGGCAATGAATTTATGAACAGGGTTGAGTTCGGCTTGTCAGATAACCCCAATCGTTAATTTTTCACGTTGTCTTAAAAATAATGGCAAAAATATTTGGTAATTTGTAACTTTATTGTTACTTTTGCATCGTCCAATAAGGACAAAAGAGTTCTTTAACAATATGCGTTACAATGAATTGAAAAGGAAGTTAAGCAAGGCTGGATGCCTTCTACTTCGGCACGGGACGCGGCATGACTTGTGGATAAACCCTGTGAATGGAGAAATAACCACAATACCGCGACATGAGAATGAAGAAGTGCCTGTCGGCACTTTGAAATCTATCTGTAAGAGGCTCGGGCTTTAAGCCCGGGACTCTTCCCGTAGTCCAGTTGTACGCATTGTTTTTGGACTCTTTCTTTAGAATATAACGTAATAATGATATATGAGAAAAAAGCTGGTAATAGTCGAAAAAGCCGCAGACAAGAGATATTGGTGCTTCTTGGTGGATGGCGAGGGGCTTGGCTTCGGCATAACAAGCTGTGGAAAATCTGCTCGTGACGCAATAGCAGACTTTTACGTGGCGCGTGATGAGGTGGCTGAATCCTTAAAGGAAGAGGGCAAGGAATTTCCCGACATTGATTTTGATTTCAAGTTCGATGTGGGTTCTCTGTTCGATTATTATCCATTGAACGTTACGACTTTCGCTCGCTATATCGGTATGAATGCGTCATTGCTCCGACAATATGCGAGCGGTGCGAAGGTGCCGCAGGCGAAAAGCCTTGCGAAGATAAAAGACGGTATACGGGCGTTTTTGAGCGATCTCAATACTGGACGCTTGATAGACAAGCCGCCTGTGCAATACACATAAAAACATTCAGTTCTCACGTTTCGTGCAGACTGGATATTCATTGTAAAAAAAGAACTTTTTTGGAAAGCCCTGCTCGTGAGAGTGGGGCTTTTTTGTAACAATATCCTTATTGTGTATTCTTTTATCCACATATATTTTTGCAACTGCTGAAATCCCATTATTTTTATGTCCTAAATGAGATAGCATGAAATATGGCAAGACACCTAAAGTTCGACTATGACAGCGATGACTTCTATGACGAGATACTCGCACTCGCCATGCAGGGGATGACAGATGCGGAGATAGCGGATGCGCTTGTGGGAAAGTTTGGCGTGTCGCTCTCACCCGAAGCCTTTTGCTGCATGAAAAACGGAAATTATGAAAATTGGACTGAAGAGGAAAATAGGCGCAGATCCGCCAAATTTATTAAAGTCTTAGCGCGAGGGAGAAGAAAGATAACCTCAATAGTGCGCGGGGCGTACCTCAAGGCGGCTCTCGGTGGGAAGAAGGTGAAGTCCAAGAGCGTGGTGAAGC